GGTTTTTGTTTTTTTTCTGTCATAAGCATCTTTTAATAAAGTTTTAATGTACAGGTATTATAACATGGTTATAGTCATATGTCAATACTTGACAAACGCTTGACAATATGGTACGATACTCGTGAGAGATTTTAAGTTATATCTATATCTTTATACTTACATTATAAATCTTGCAATCAAACCTTTCTTCATTATAGATTTTCATGCGTTGATTAAAATGATCTAATGTATAGTTTTGATGAGTTTTCCATGATAAATTATCAGCAATATCATAGAGAGTTGCCTTTTCTTTATTTTCAGATTTACGCAATGCCCTGCCTATCGACTGAAGATTTCTGATACGAGATTTAGAAGGACTAGCGAAAATAATGTTATGAAGATTCCTAATGTTGATGCCGGTACTGTATACCCCATAACTTGCCACGATGATGGCATCTCGTTCCTTTTCGACAATGGCTCGTATATTTTCTCTTGTCTCTGTGTCTGTTCCGCCGTATACAAAATAAGTTTGTCTATTCTGGACATCTGTTTTCTCCTTGATCATTTCATATAAAATGCTTCCATGTTTTTTAACTAATCGAAATAAAAGAAGTGTATTTGTAGATAAGTCTAAAGCTAAATTGCGAATAAACTTATTTCTTTCTTCACAAGAAATTAAAAAATTTAATTCTTCTTGATATTTTGCTTTTTTTAAATTGTCACAAATTACATCTGGATATTTTAAAATAATAGCCTTAATAGAAAAAGGAGACAAATACTTTTCATCTATCAATTTCTTGGTAGTAGTCACTTGATGTACTTTTCCGAATAACCCCTCTAATACTAATTTATGTGTTTCTGTTCCATCTAATGTTCCAGTTGCACCAATTCGATATCTTGCATTAATACATTTGGTCATAATAGCGGTTAATGATTTTGACTTAAATCCATGAGCTTCATCCCCTATTACCAATTCATATTGTTTAAAATATTCCTCTCCTAGTTTATATATTGATTGCCAAGTTGAAATAATTACTTGTTTCTCTGATGATTTATCTCTTCCTGCAAAAACTATATGACAATGTTCTTCCACATCAAATCCATAATCTTGAAAATCTTTATACATCTGCGATACAAGAGAAGTAGTTGGAACAATAATTAAAGTTTTGACCTTTAAATATCTTACAATGATATAAATGATTAGAGATTTTCCAGATGCGGTTGGCGATAATAATAAGCATCTACGGCGTGATAGTGAATGATTAATTGCACTTAATTGATAATCACGCACTTGATAATTAAGATTTAAAGTAGAAATAAATTTTGAAGCTTCCACTTCATCTGGTTCAAATTCAGAAAGAAATTTTACAGGATAATTTCTACTTGTAGCAAACTTACAAAGATATTCTAGTAATCCAATGTAAAGCAATTTTGTAAATACATTATATAAGCGAATTTTACCATCCCAAATTTTTTGTCTAAAAGAAGGCATAAAGGTGTGTCCAGGAACAGTAAAAGTGAAATAATCACTAATTTCCTGCGCTATACCTGGTTCACAATTAATTCTCATGTAAACTTCGTCTTTTTTTATTATTTCTATTCTATCAAGACGTTCCATGTGAAAACTTGAGCCAATCAAGTGCATTTTTGATTTGGAATCCCCTATTATTGAGTTGTTTAATAATGGAATCCAAGTAGTTAATTTTTTCTTGTTGAACCACGATGTTTTGTTTAATTTTGATGTAATCATCATCCGTCTCAATATAATTACTTATTTCATTTTTAAGTAGTCTTCCTTGAAATTGTTCCCAACCCCTCTCTTCTAATTCATCTTCAGTCATTCTACCATTGTAATAATTTGTTTTTGTGCGTACTAATTTAGATAACTCAAATTCCATGCTTTTAAGTCGGATTCTTTCATCTATGAATATTTTTAAATATTTGTCGTGAATAACGGGAATGCGAATTGATTCAGTTCCAAGATTAGAATAATCAATTTTACTATTTTTTTCCCATTCATCTTGAATGTCTTCAAGGGAAAATTGGTGTGTCATAATATTTTATCCTGAATAAACTGGTGCTCCTTCATATGAAGTTTCATTACTAAGTAAATTTTCATATTCATATTGTTCATAGGAAAATGTAACATCTGCAACAACATAATCAATGTCTCCTAATGAACTATCAAATTGAATACTAGAAAGGGAAATAGGAAATAGTTCCTTAAAGTTTATATTTACTTGAGGATTCATACTTCCTGTAAGAATAGTTAATGTCGCATCAGTTGTCAAGTCATCTGCATCTCTTGCTATTCTATATTTTTCCTGTGCTCTCTCATTTGGAATACCAATTGTTATAATCCAATCATAAATTTCTCTCCAATTTTTCATATTTTCATCTATGAGGAATCGAATAGAAAGTTCTTCAAATGTAACTTCATCTCCGCCTATAGGATAAGTTTTTAGAGGAGTAGCGTGAGGAATAGTACCAATTGAAATACCAGGAACATTAGCAGCTTGGCAAAAATATTGGACGTTGGGTCTGTTATTTAATAAAAATCTGAATCCAACTGGAGATAAAAGACTTAAATTTTCTGGAAGTGATTGTAATGCCGACATAAGATTTTCCTTTCCTATATTATTTAGTCAGCATAAAAAAGGGCGGACAAAAGCCCACCCTTTAAAATTATCTAACGGATCACGAATTACATCAAATTGTCAACTCTGACAATTCTGTAGTAGTAGTTATCATTGGCAGTTGTTACAACACCGTTACCAGTTGAGTTGGCAAAAGGATTGGAAACCATGCCATAGCGGGTCTTGAATCCAATTTTTGGTTGGAAACTATTTTCACCAACCGCACGCACCATTTGAAGTGGTATATATGGGCAGTAGAAAATACCAGCATCATATGCTGAACTACCTTTGTATCCAACAACATAGAAATTAGTTGCGGAAGCATTAGCATATGGATCAATGAAAACTTTATAACGTCCGCCCAGAGTTCCAACAAAGGTGTTTCCGGTACTGTCAACATTTAAAGCACCACTTGAATCCAGCACTCCACCCATTGAAAGGGCAGAAGCTACATCAGGAGCACAAATAATGACGTTACCTTTTCCACGCCTTGTCTTCTCAGCTACTGCATTTGCATCGCGCTCAATCTGGAACAACAGACCTTTGAATTTCTCAACTGACCATCTACCGTTGGAATCAACGTCAAGGTCAAACACACCAGCGGTGGAAGTATTATGCTGTGCACCGTGATTTGCTGTGAAGTAAATTGTTCTCATTACTTCACGATTGATTTCAGCCAACACTTCTTGCGAAATAATATTGGCTAGTTCTGTTTCAGCATCCAAACCATGAACGGCTTTAAGATCCTGAGCAAGTTCCATTGTGTACTCACCTTTTAACGCTCTGGATTTTGCAGTGACAGTAACTTTGTCAATTGCAAACGCCATTTCAGCGAATTCAGGGGAGTCACCCAGAGCTTCAGCTGTTGCCGTTGCTAAACCTTGAATTAAGGTTAAGGCGGGTGAACCACCTTGCGCACCGGTTACACCAGCTGTTCCTGAGTTAATGTGTGATCCAGAACTTGTAAATGATGTATCTGCTTCATCTACGAGTGATTCAGTACCACTTTGTGTCGAATATTTTGCCCTCAAAGCAAAAATTAGACCAGTGGGACCAGTCATTGGTTGTACACCACACACGTCATATGCGATAAGATTGGGCATTGAACGCCGAATCATTGAAATGAGGATGGGATCTTGATATGTCTGATAAGTAGAATCAGTAGAGTTTACAGGAACTGCTTCTTGTAACAATCCCTGAGTCGATCCACCTTCTTCTGCGAGAGCTTTCTCTTGGTTTTCCAAAAGAATAGCTGTAACAGCTTTCTTATACGGATCTTTGATCTCAGGCATATCAGGATGATCTAAAACTGGAGCCCATTTCTTTTGAAGTCCTTCAGCTAGGTACATTTTTATCTCCTAAAATTGTTTATTGTTAAAATTGTTAAAATATTATGTGTTTTGACCAAACCGGGCTAAAGCATCAACATAGTGGGTCATAGTAGGATCTTTTACTTTTTCATTTAATTCTTCTGAATTAGTAACTGGGTCCTCGTCACTTGTAGTTTCGGCTTTGGCTTCATTAGTCGGAAAATAATTTTCTTTTAAGACTCCAAGTTTTTCATTAAATTGCTCTTTGTCTTCATATTCAATACCTTCAGCTAACTTAGAAAGTTTTTCCTTTTCTGTGTCAGCCAAATTTTCTGAAACCTCTCTAATGGTTTCGTCTCTCTTGTATTCAGAAAGTTCTTTTTTCAGATCTACACTCCTGTTAATTTCTTCGTCGAGTTTACCTTCGAGTTCTTCAACTTTTCCAAAAAGATCATCTACTAGATCAACTTTTTCTTCTGGAATGTCAATATAATGTTCTTGGAAAAGATTCCTGAGTCCTGTCATGAAATCTTCAACCAATTCTGATCGAATACCTCTTTCAACAGCCAACTCATTTTCTTTCATCCATTCTTCCACAACATAGTTCATATAACTATCAACTTTTTCGGTCAATTGAGTTGTATGTTCTTCTTTTGCTTCTTCAAGTTCTTGAGCATATTCTCCTTCTAGTATTTCAATCCTTGAATTTACTTCGCTCAAAATCTTAGTAGAAACAGCTGATTCGAAAATCGTTGCAGCTTTAGTTTTAAATTCATCAGAAAGAGTTTCTTCTCCTTCCATTAATGCCTTAACATCTTTTTCAACATTAATTTCAAGATCTTCTTTCTTTATTTTTTTCTTACTAGCTTTTACAA